GTCGGTTGTTTGTGTGTTCGAGTGAGAATCTACTCACACAAAAGACTGGTAACTGTCATCCTTGTCATTACGTGTCACAGGCCAGGAGAGCCCCCACAATCGCGCCACCAGCATAGGTAGGCTGGTAGCGAGAATTCCCCCTCTTGTTCTTAGACTTCTGGGTCTTTGAATCGACGTAAGTCCACCCGTCGCAGTAGTCAATACACGACTGCGAAACACGAGAGTACACATCGATCAAATCGGCCATAGTTATCCCATAAACCGTGTCTAAAAACCCGATGAGAGATTCATCCGGGATTGCGTCACTATTCCTGACTGTTTCTGCAACAGCCTCAGGCCCCATACCGCGGATTTTCGTGTCCTTCCAGTCGATATGGGGCGCCGCGCTCAGTTTCTCGCTTGTTGAGAGAAGGATGTCCTTTATCTCAGGCACGAACCTATGTTCGTATGCGGCAGAGAGATACTTCCCTGCCATATACTCTCTGTCGCCAATCTCAGTGTTACGGTTAGCCCTGAGATTGAGCTTGGAAAGCACGCGCCCAAATTGTGGAACGGGACGACGACTCTTATTAGTCCTGGGATATCGCTTTCTATAGAAAGTAGCGACATCCCTATTCGGCTGAGGAACAACCTCGGCAACCATGCCAGCGTCCTTGTACACTGACTCAATGGCCCCTTTAAATTCCTCAGTATCGGCTTCAACAAAGCCGAGATAGTCGTCCCCCCCATGCACGTTCGTGGACTCGGTAACTTGCGCCTTCAACAAAGACGCAAGAATCAACACCATGTGAATAAAAGAGTTGCCGGTAGTGGTGGTCCCCTCACCGGACCACCTCTCACCCTTAACAGTGGCTGCCACCCCATAGCGGGTCCAGACACGCACGCTCGTATTCTTGGCGAATTCCCTCACGAACCACATGGGTGCACCTAGCTTCCTATAGTACATAGCTTCGGGCTTCCGAAACTCTGCACTTTGGCTCCCGTCGTTGTTCTTCGCGTCAGACTCTACTGCATTCCCCTTGGCCTGATCCACGATATCACCCAATTCCTCCCCCGACATCCCACAGGCAAACAACACTTTGTTGCCTGTGTTTAGGGGGTTCGCTAGTGAGTGAACCGCTTTCATGCGTCGTGTGAGTTCCATGACGACGCACCCGGTCAACAGGTTGTACATATCTGTTCCTTGATATACAACCCTCGGCTGGGCCCGGTGTTCTTTGAGTAGAACCTCCTGCTTGGCGAAAACATGCTTTGTGTCCCCATCAAACTTCCACACCCCTTCC